TGCTCCTCCCCCGAAACCGCGGGGCAGTTTTCTTTACACCCGCAGAAAACTACAAAAAACCGAAAGTTAGAAGACTCTAACTTCTTTTTTATACATATCTAACAATGGAAGCACAGAAAACCAACGAATTACCGCAGCCGCCTATTGAATTGACTGGCCGCGCTTACGAAATTTACTGCGTAACAGTCGAAGAGCTACGCAAGAGCGGGGCGCTTTATTCGACCGATTTAAACCTTTTGTCATCCTATTGTAAGGAGCTGGCAAACTACGAACACGCTTGCAAGCAATGCGAGATCCACGGCGAGGTAATGGAAGGCGTACACGGGCCAACCTTAAGCCCTTGGCACACTATTAAGCACAAAAGCCTAAAGGCCGCCTGCGATATTGGCCGCCTGTTTGGTGTAACGCCTAACGCTAGGCAAGCCTTGAAGCCCGAAAAAAAGGAGCCCATTAAAAAACTCGGTATATTAACACAAAAACCTAAAATAGCATAATATGGCAAAAGCAAAGAAAACCCCAGGAGTCGATAAAGTAGGCACACACTACGAGCTTACTATTAACGGCAAAAGCATAGACGGCAAAAAGTACCGCAACCTTTACCTAGCTCAGCAGGCTCTTATATACTGGGCCTCTAACAATACAACGCCCGTAAAGTTTGAAGAGACCGACATAACCGCGGCGCAATTGGCAGATGACGAACAGCCAAGCAATAGCGAATAAATACGCCGAGCAGGTAATTAGCGGCAAGGTAAGCGCTGGGCAACTAGTGCGGGAAGCTTGCGCTCGTTATTTATCAGACCTTAATACGTTTCGCTTTGTTCCTGAGCTGGCAGATCATGCGCTAGAGTTTATCCAAAACCTAACGCACACCACAGGCGAAGCCGCGGGCCGCAAGTTTATTCTAGAGCCTTGGCAGGTTTTTATTATTACGAACCTTTTCGGCTTTGTAGGTCAAGACGGAGCCCGCAGGTTTTCGCGTGCTTACGTTGAAGTCCCGCGCAAAAATGGAAAATCGACTTTTGCCAGCGCCTTAATGCTTTACGGCTTACTTGCCGACGGCGAGGCAGGGGCGCAGGTTTACTCTGCGGCTACTAAGCTAGACCAGGCTATGATGGTTTTTGGCGAAAGTGTCAGAGCGTGCCAGGCGCAGGACTGGCTTAAGGACGAGCTAGTAATACAGAACTCAATACACAACAGGCGTATAGTTTACGGCGATAACCTTTATAAGCCGCTGGAATGGAACCCAGGAAAGCAGGACGGACTAAATACGCACTTTTGCGTCATTGACGAATACCACGCGCACCCAAATGATGAGCTATATAACGTAATTTATAACTCAATGGGCGCAAGGCGGCAGCCTTTGCTTTTTACCATTACTACGGCAGGCTTTAACCGCGAAGGCCCTTGTTATAAGCATAGGCAATACTGTTCGCAGGTTTTATCGGGGGCGCTTAAGGATGACAGCCTTTTTACTGTTATTTACTCGCTTGATGCTGGCGACGATTGGACAGACCCGAAAACCTGGGCCAAAGCAAATCCAAATTGGGGAGTATCGGTTTACCCTAAGAAATTAGAGCAGAGCGTTAACGAAGCGAAGGAGCTAACGCACAAAGAAGTAGAATTTAAGACTAAGCTGCTAAACGTCTGGACAGATACGGCGCAGACTTGGATTAGCGACGCAGTTTGGAGTAAAGACCAGCCAGAGCTGAGTTACTCAAGCCTTGCGGGGCTAGAGTGCTACGGAGGGCTTGACCTTGCTAGCACGGGCGACTTCTGCGCCTTCTCTTTGTTTTTCCCAGAAGCGGACAGCGTTATTACTCGCTATTACTTACCTGAAGAAGCGGTAAAGAAAAGAAACGACACAGCGGGCGCAAATATTAGAGACTGGGTGCGTCAGGGGCTTATTATAGAAACTGAGGGCAACGTAACTGATTACAACTATATTAAGGCCGACATTTTAGACCTTGCCGAGCAGTTCGAAATTAAAGAGATAGCTTTTGACCGTTTTAACTCTTCGCAGTTAATTATTGAGCTACAAAACGAAGGACTAACGCTTTACCCGTTTGGCCAGGGCTTTGTATCTATGAGCGCACCTACCAAGGAGCTGGAGCGTCTTATTAAAGTCGGCCGCCTTAAACACGGCAACAACCCAGTAACGCGTTGGCAAATGGGTAACATACTTTTGAGAAGAGACCCAGCCGACAATATTAAAATCGACAAGGCTAAGAGCGGAGACAAAGTAGACGGCCCTGTATCTATTGTAATGGCACTAGGGACTTATATGCAAGAGGCCGCCAAAGGGGAGAACGATTTTTGGTTTATATCAATATAGGAATTTAAAAAAGGGGGACAAAATGAAACGTACTGACGCTTGGCTAACCTTTAAAGATGACTTTATAAAGGAATTTTACAAGGAGCTGCCAACTAGCAAAACTTATCAGGAAGCCTACGAGAAAATTGAGGAGCGTTACGCTGCTATTTTTAACCGTAGACGCTTTAAGGATTACGGGGTATTTCGCTCAACTTTGAGCAGATGGCTAAAGGAAAACCGCTAACAATGGGAGAAAGTTGCAGGCGTTACGCGCGCGAAGTTATAATTTCGCCTTATGCAGTTTAGCCTAAAGCGGCTTTTTAGCCCTAGCAAAGTAGAACGCCGAAGCTCTTTAAGCGCTCCAGCTGACTGGCTTTTGAACGCGCTTACTAATGTTTTCGGCGCTCAGACGGCTAGCGGTCAGGCGGTAAATACTCGCAGCGCTTTGTCTATTGCTTCTGTTCACGCTTGTGTACGCGTTATCTCTGACGGACTTGCTGCCCTTGATCTTAAACTTTACGAAGAGCAGGATTACGGCAAGCGAGTAGCCCGTGCGCATTACGCTAGCGCTGTCATTAATGAGCCTAACGCTTATCAAACAAAATTCGACTTTTTGAAGTACCAAGTAGCGCAGCTAGCTCTTCGTGGTAACGCTTACGCCTTTATCAATAGAGACGCGCGTTTTATCGCTGTTGAGCTTCACCCGATTAGCGCCGACTACGTTAAGCCTCTTTTGAGCGACGGGCAGCTGTTTTACAAAGTTTCAGCTCCTGGTTACCCTACGCTGGTTCCCGCTGTGGATATGCTGCATTTTAAAGGGCTTTGCGTCGATAACGTGCTAGAGGGCCGTAGCCCTGTGCAGATTCACGCCGAGACCTTAGGCGTTGACCTTGCCGCTATTCGTGCAAGCGCTGACATTTATAAGAATGGAACGCTTAAATTTTTGCTTAAGTCTGAGCACCAGATTAAGCCAGAACAGGCGCAAGGATTAAAGCTTAGCCTTGACGACGTAATTAACGGCGCTAGCCGCTCGACTGTATTGCCCGCTGGCGTTGCAATGGAAAAGCTCTCAATGAGTCCAGAAGAGGCGCAGTTCTTAGAGGAGCGCCAGTTTAGCGCTGAGGAGATTGCCCGCATATTTGGCGTGCCTTCTTCTATGATTGGGGCAAACAAAAACGGCGTAAAGTCTAGCGTAGAGCAGGAATACCAAGATTTTTATAGCCGTACTTTGATGGCTTACGCCATTAACATAGAGCAGGAGATGCGCCGTAAACTCTTGACCGAAGCCGACAAAATTAACTACTACTTTAAGTTTAACTTTAACAGCTTGCTAAGAGCAACCGCTAACGATCGCGCAGACTTTTACAACAAAGGCATACGCGGCGGCTGGTTGTCTCGCAATGAGGCCCGCCAGTTTGAAGACGCAAACGGCTTTGAAGGTGGCGACTCTTATTTGATTGAAGCAAACCTTATGCCAGCAGAGCAGATCAACGCCTATATGCAGGCCAAGATTGACCAGTTAACTAGCGCCGCATTTAAGAATAACAACCCCGACGGGAATAATAATAATACACAAGCTTAAGCAATGAGTAATAACACAGAACGCCGCGCCTTTTTAGGTTCTATTGAGGCCCGAATGAAAGAAGGCCAAGAGCTACCCGTTGAGGTGCGCGGGGTAGCCGCTGTAATTAACCAAGCTACTGACCTAGGCTTTGCCGAGGAGATTATTAGCGAAGGCGCTTTTAACGAAGTGCTAGAGGATGACGTGCGAGTATTGGGTAACCACGACCCTAACCAGGTGCTAGGTAGAACAGCAAGCGGCACGGCTAAGGTATTTTTGACCGAGGGCGGCGAGTTAGGCTATAGCTTTACTCCTGACTACGAAAACCCTACCCACGTTTCTTGGGTGCGTTCAATCATGCGCGGGGACATTACGCAGAGCTCCTTTGCTTTTACCGTCCCTAAAGGCGGCAGCGAGTGGCGTTCCTCTGAGAAGTACGGCGTAAACGGTATGCGCGTTATTAATAAGATTGAGCGCCTTTATGACGTTAGCCCTGTTACTTACCCAGCTTACGAAGGCACCGCAGTAAGCGCCCGCGATTTGCAAGCCGCTAAAGATGAGCGCGAGTTAATCGACGCAGAGAAAAGCGAGGCGAGCAGCGACGTTATTAAGCTGGTGTTAGCTAGATATAAAAACCTCTAATCCATTAAAACAAGCAAACAATTAAAACACTTATACAATGAACAAAATTAAAGCTTTGAAAGAGGAGCGCGGCCGCTTGGTAAGCGAGTTGCAGACTCTGCAGAACAACATCGAAAAAGAAGCCCGCTCAATGAGCGACAGCGAGTCTGCTCGTTTAGACGAGATTGACAGCCGTTTGGACGCTATCAGCTCAGAGGTTTCTAAATTGGAAAAATTGCAGTCTCGCGCTGCTGAAGCTGCTAACTTGAGCGGCGGGGCTTCTTACTCTGAAGAGAAAGAGCGCGCTAAAATGGGCGAGCAGTTTAGCTTTAAGCGTGCCGTACAGATGGCCGCTACTGGCCGTAAGGATGGTGTAGAAGCTGAATTTAGCAAAATCGCTGCTGACGAGTTCCAACGCTCTGGCGTTTCTGTTGCCGCTCACTCTGTTTTGATTCCTTCTGAGGTTTTCAAGCGCGACATGACTGCAACTGGCGGAACTGGTGGCGACCAAGGTGGCGTTAACATCCAGACCAACGTAGGCGGAATTATTGACGTATTGTTGCCAAAGACCGTTTTACGTGGTTTGGGCGTTCAGCAGTTGAATGGCTTGGTAGGTAACTTGGATATGCCAACCGCTTCAACTCAGCCCGCTGCTGGTTGGAATACTGAGAACGGAACCGCAACCGAAAAAAGCCCCGCTTTCTCTAAAATCACTTTCAGCCCCAAGCGCTTGGCTGCCTTCATCCAGGTTTCTAACCAGTTGATGCTTCAGTCTTCAAATAGCATTGACCAGTATGTTAGAAATTTCTTGATTACCGCTATGGCTCAAGAAATGGAAAAGGCTGCAATTAAAGGCGGTGGAACCAACGAGCCTACTGGTATTATCTCTAACGCTTCTGTCAATGTAGCTTACGCTGGTGGTGCTGCTAACAACTCTGTAAACGCTAACGGTGCTGCCGCTGTTTGGGCCGACGTAGTTAACTTGATGAAAGCCGTTGAGAACGCTAACGGCGAGGGTGTTGCTTACTTGACTAACCCCCTTGTAAAAGCCGCTTTACAAACTACTCCCCGCCAGTCTTCTGGTGTAGAGGGTAACTTCATTATGCCTTCTGGCGCTAATGAGTTGAACGGTTACGCCGCTGCTTTCACTACTAACGTGCCTAGCAACTTGTCTAAAGGTTCTGCCTCTGACTTGAGCGCTATGATTTTTGGAGACTTCTCTAAGTTGGCTTTGGCTTCTTGGGGTGGTATGGAGTTGACTGTTGATCCTTATAGCGGTGCTACTGCTGGCTTGACCAACATCGTGCTTAACTCTTACTTGGATTGCAACTTGTTGCAGCCTACCGCTTTCGCTGTCATCAAAGACATCGACGCCTAATTGAGCAACTAAAACCCGCTAGGGGGTTTATCCTAGTGCCTTGGGGGTGGTTAATTCTCGCCCCCGAGGGCTAATTTTATGAAAGCTAAAGTTAAATTTTTGATTAACGCAAGCGGGCAGTTTAACCTGTGCTACGGCCCTGGCGACATTGTAGAAATGGACGCTAAACAAGCCGAGTTTTTGCTAGAGGCTGGCGCTGTTGAGTTAATCGAAGAAACCAAAGCAGAAGAACCTAAGCCCGCTAAGAAGGTTAAAAAATGATCACAGGAAAGCGCACAATAAGCAACGTAAACGCCGCCACGGACTATATTAGCCTAACTGAAGCTAAGTCGCACCTGCGCGTTACTAGCAGCTCAGACGATAGCTACATTACGGGGCTTATTACTATGGCCCTAGATGCCTGCGGCAATTACTTAGGTTATAACGTTGTTAAATCTTCTGTGCGCTACGGCTTCGACGGCTATACGGGGCTCGCTGCTATTGTTAACCCTGTAAACGGATTGCAGCAGCCTAGCGGGAATTACTTGCGTATCCCTAGCCGAGTGCTTAGCCTTACCTCAGTCAATTACATAAGCGATGCGAACACTGTTACTGCCTTTGACGCTGCCGACTGGATAGACGCGCCCGACCCTATGGGCAACTATGGCCGCGATATTTTTTTTAATACTGCCCCTCCTAGCTTGACGGACGCTAAAACTAAATACATTGTACAGTTAGTAGAGGGCTTTGAGCTTACTAGCGCTACAACTGACCAAGGTAATAAGTTTCCAACCGCTGTAAAGCACGCGGCGCTTTTGCTTATCGGTCAATACTATGATAACCGCGCAGCCATTACCAGCAGCTCAGGCATGAAGCCACTAGACTTTGGCCTGCATTACTTGCTTGATCCTTATAAAATAGACTTCTTTATCTGATGGACGCGGGCAAGTTTGACGAACTAGTAACGATTGAGAGCTACACCGAAAGCGTAAGCTCTAACACGGGGCAGCGGACGCAGTCCTGGAGTACTTACGCGCAGGTATGGGCGCAAGTAAAAGAAAGCGACTTTGGGCAGGAGCCTACTAACGCGGATAGAAGAGAACATAAAACGCGGGTTAATTTTATTACCCGTTATGACTCTGGTTTTAACGTAAAAATGCGCATAAACTGGGGCGGCAATTATTACAACATTTTGAACATTGCCGAGAAAGAGCGCAGGCTTTACGCTAACTTGCTGACTGAATTAACGAGCTAAAAAAGCAATGGTAACGGGGTTAAATAATATAGTAAACAAGCTTAAAAACTCTACCAAAGGGCTGGAGTCTAAGGCTTATGACGCTATAAAAAAAAGCGCCCAGCCAATCGTTAACGACGCTCAGGCTGCAATAAATAGCCGCACGGGTAACTTGCGGGCCTCTATTGGCTTTATTGAGCGTAATAAGCGCTATAAAAGCGCCGTAATTATCGGCGCTAGAACTTACGGCAGCTGGAAAGGTTACCACGCTTACCTAATTGCAGGAGGCTGGAAGCGCCAGCGTTACGACGGCTCTGTAACTATTGTGCCGCCTAATCCTTTTCTTTCTAGGGCTTTTGATAAAAACCAAACCAGCGTAAAGGCTAACATTGAAAAAGAGCTAAGCGCATTAATAAGTAAACAATTAAAATAGTAATACAATGGCAACAACAGGACTTGTAAACGGTACCCTCATTGCGATCTACAAAGACGTAAGCGGAACCTTGACTAAAATCGCTAACGCTACCTCTAGCGATTTCGATTTGACAAAAGACATGATCGACGTAACTAACAAAGATAGCGGAGGCTATAAGGAGTTTTTAGCTGGCGAAGCTGGCTGGACTTTGAGCTGCGAAGGTATCTTTGAAGAAGACGGCGGGGTAACTGGCATCAGCTGGAAGGACGTAGTAACAGACTTGCTTGCTGGCACTTCTGTTACTGTGGTAATGACTTCTAACGTAAGCGGGGACTTGAAATTGAGCGGCAGCGCTTTCTTTTCAAACTTGACCCTAAGCGCTCCAAACAATGACGCGGCCACCTTTAGCGCTTCTATTCAAGGAACAGGCGCTTTGACCGTCGGCACTATTTAAGCAATAGTTAACGCCTTTTTGCGTATTATTGCACTATGACAGAGGTAACAATAGGGGGCAAGAAGCACCCGCTTTACTTTAATATGGTGGCAATAGAGCGCGTAATGCAAGGCGCTGACGTTCAGAACTTCGACCAACTCGCGCAGACGGGCCAAGGTATGGCAAACACGCTAGCCTTCGCCCGTCTTTGTGCTTTCTACGGGGTGCAGGCTGGTTATAAGAAAATAGGCGAAAAATGCCCGTTTAAAGACGCTGAGGAGTTAGCCGAAGAGGTTGCTAGCCTTGCCGAGATTACGCCCGCTTTAAACGCCTTTACGGAGGCTGTTAGCACTTTCTTTGCCGTTGCTCCAGAAGAGGCGCAGACAGAGGGAAACTAACAAGCGGCGAGCGGCGGCCGCTAGACTTCGAGCAATTAAAGGCCATAGGTTACGGCGAAATGCTGCTAACCGAAGAGGCATTTAACGAAATAACGCCGCGTTACTTTATGCTGCGCCTTAAGGGGCTTAGAGCAGCACAGCAACAGGCTTACCGAAATGAGTGGGAGCGGACTAGATGGCTTGCTGTTTTTATGGTAATGCCCTACTCTAAAAAGCGCCTGAAGCCTACGGATTTAATGCGCTTCCCTTGGGAGCAGAAAATTGCGGCAAGTGTTAAGGATATAATACAGGCGAATAAGGCTATTTTTGATAAGCTAACCCCGCCTAAATGAGAGCCGCAAAAGTAATTTATAATATACTCGCCAATGACGCGGGCGTTAGCGCGTTAGTTTCTAACCGAATTAACCCGCTGCGCTTGCCTCAAGGTTCGGCTTTCCCTGCCGTAGTTTATAGCGAGGTAAGTATTAACGCCACGCCAACCAAAGACTCAAACAGCCGCCTAGACTTTACGCGGGTGCAGATTGATTGTCTAGCGCTGACTTACGAAGATGCTAGCACGCTAGCCGACGCTGTGCGCAATGCCTTAAACGTGGTAACGCCTGGCACTTATAACGGCGTTAACGTCTTTTATATCGAGTTTGATAATGAGCAGGAGTTCGTAGACGATGCCGCAGACTTTGACGGGGTGGTTCAAGTTTCACAGGATTATATTTTGAGCTACTCGTATACGTACCCAATAGCTGCCAACTACTTACTAACAGAAGGCGGGGCTTTCTTAACTCAAGAAAACGGCTTTAAAATTGTACTGTAATGGCTAGTAACTTAGACTTAAACGTAATAATTAGCGCCTCCTTTGAGAAGCTCAAAAAGGGGATGGCCGACGCGGTTAACGTCGTTAAAGGCTCCACAAAGAAAATGGAGGAGGCCGCTGCTGGTTCTAAAAAAGCACTAGAGCAGGCGTTGGGCGGGGAAAATCTAAGAGTAAAGCGCCGCGAGCTGACGCAGACTATAAACGAGCAGCGTAGCATTTTAACCTCCTTTAAGCAGGACTTAATCAACTTAGAGAATAAGTTAGCGCAGACAAGCAAGGGCGACCTTATGCGGCAGAAGCAGCTAAAGGACGCAATAGCTGGCTTAAAGATTGAGATAAAAGACCAGGAGTCAGCAGTAAGGCAGTTAAGCGAGGCTAGAGCTGAAAATAACTTTACCCTAGAGGAAGGCAGCCGCAGAGCTGAGCAGAGCACGCAGGCAATGGAGGCGCTTAGCCGTGCGGTTAACGCTGGGGCTATGGCTACGCTTTTGTTAGCAGGAGATAACGACAAGCTTAGTAAGGTAATGCGTGGCGTACAAGTTACTATGGCATTAGCCTCTGCTGGCGTTGCTCTTTACAACTTAGCACAAAGACAAAACGAGATTTTTACAGCTGCCGCAACCGCAGCACAGCGAGCTTATGCTTTTGCAGTTGGAACCTCTACGGGCGCAATGAAGGCCTTTAGAATTGCTTTAGCTGCTTCTGGTATTGGTTTAATAGTTATAGCGCTTGGCTCCTTAATTGGCCACTTTACGGGCTTAGGAGACGCGGCAGACGAGGCAGCTAACAAAGTAATAGACGCTCGCAAAAAGTTAGAAAACGACTATTTTAGACCTCTAGACAATAGGTATAAAATACAAGTCCATAACTTAAAAATGCAGGGCGCTACTGTTGAGCAGTTGCAAGCCGCAGAGCGTGCCTATTATACAGAAAAAAAGCGCTTAATAGATCGCGCTATACAACTGGCCGAAATTCAGCAAAAGTCAGAAGAGGAAACCCAGAGCCTAATTGAACTTAAAAACCAGGTAATAGTTGACTCGATAGACTTTGAAAACTCTATAAAAGAGAAGGCTTTTGAGGACGAGCAAACCAGACGCGAAGAGGATTTAAAAGACCTTGAGCAGTATTTAAAAGATAAAAGGGCTCTTGAGCAGGCAATGCAGGAGAACCTTACTGACTTTTTACAAAAAGAGGAAGAGAAGCGTTTAGCTAATTTATCAGCTCGCCGCAGGCCTAGAGCAATGACAGAGGCAGACCTTGCCCCTGGAATGCCAGCGGCTGCTTTACCCGCAGTTTTGCCTGGTGCGGCTGGTGGGCCTTTTGACATTATAGCAGAAAGCGCAGACAATGCTAGCCAGTCGGTCGTAGACTTTGCCAATAACTTTAGAAACGCCACTAGGGGCCTAGCTATTGACATAAGAAACAGTATAGGGTATAACGAGCAATGGGCCGCCTCTTTGCAAAAGATAGAAGAGGCTTTTAACCAGATGCTTAACGCCCTAGAAACGCAAGTCATTGTAAACTTTGCCGAAACTATGGGCAAAGCAATAGCAGGCGAACTAGGTAACGCTCAGGACTTTTTCCAAGGGTTTGCTTCTGCTTTAGTTGACTTTCTTAGTCAGTTTGGTAAGCTTTTGATTGCTGAAGGTATAGCTATTGAAGCCGCAAAAGCAGCTATAAAAATAGGAGACGGAGCTACTGCAATTATAGCAGGGGCCGCGTTGGTTGCTTCTGCCGCAGCTCTTAAGGCGTTCCAAAATAAAGGAATACCAGCCTTTGCAGACGGAGGTATAGTCAGCGGCCCGACTTTGGGCTTAATGGGTGAATACCCAGGCGCTAGGAGCAACCCCGAGGTAATTGCCCCGCTAGACAAATTGCAGTCTATGATTAACACAGGCGGAGGCAGCGGCGAGCTTGTAGCTTCTACCAGATTCGACGGTCGCGACTTGTGGCTAGCTGTTAATAGATACGAAAAAGATAAGGCCAGGGGCTAACTTTGAAATATGGCTAAACAATTCTACGGCACTTTTTACAGCATAGCAGGCGTTGAATATACCTGCGAATTATGGGACGGCCCTAGCGGCACTAGTACGCCCGTAGAGCTTGCTTTGGCTTCTCCTGGTTTTACAATAGAAAGGCAGGGCGAAAGTGACACCTTTTTTGATAACCCGATAAGGGCGAGCCGTGTAAGTGTGCCTTTTGTTGTTACAACAGACGCGCAGCTTACTGCTTTTCAAGGCATAAGCGCAGACCCTGAGGGCAGCTATGCTATTAAAATTTTAAAGAGCGGAAACTTATACTATGTTGGCCGAGTGCTAGCCGATCAAATGCGTTTTGAACGTGCAGACCCAGACGGCAAGATAGTTATACAAGTAGCCGCAGTAGACGCGTTAAACTTAATTGAGGGCTTTTTTGTAGATGAGTCTTGGTTTACTAACGATCACGCAGGCGGCATTTATTTACTGCGCAAATGCCTAGAACTTAGCGGCCTAGACGACTATTTCGGGGCGACGGATGACTATATATTCGACGGCTTAGAGCAATACGAGAGCGCTACTCAGAGCGTAAGCAGCGAGAAATTAAATACTTTCTGGTTTCACCGCTTGGCCTTTGTCGATAACTTTGACATATTCGGAGGCGTTGAGCTTGATTATATAACCGCGCGCAAGGCAGTGGAATTAATACTGCAAGGCTTCGGGGCTAGAATACATTTTGATAACGGCGGCTATTACATTACTCAGACCCCGACCTATTTAAGCTCTACGCTGACCTTTCACAAATACGATAAGAGCGGGAACTATAACGGGACTACCACACTAACGCACGCCGTTAGCTTAGGCACCTTACCCGCTCGCCCGCAATGGGAAGCCAAGCCGCAGCTTTATTACCAGCCGCCTGTAAGACTTAGTCGCTCTGAATTGACAAAAGCTAACGGAGCCTACGCTAAGAAAGCGGTATTTTCTACGGGCGCAATGCAATTAGACTTTGACAGGTTAGAGAACGGCTACCCGTTTCGCATACAGCTTAATATAGAAAGCGCTAGCGCCTCAAGCGTAAACGTAGCTTATCAGGTTGTAAAATGGCGCATTTACGGCGTAGATGGCTCGCCTACTTCGCTCTATTACTATTACGACGGGCTTTACTGGCAATCCTCGGCCACCGTGCCTAATTATAAGCTTAAGGCGTTTAAATATTACAGCGGGTCTAAGCGGCGCTGGCCTATTAATATAGTAGAAGACTTTAGCGCTCCTATTACCACAGGCCCAGCGGCCAATATTACAGGCTTTCACGTTGAGGCGACAGTTGAGGAGGTAGTACTTAATTTTGTTAAAAACCCGTTTACAACAAGCTGGAGTATCAAAAGCAGCACGCCTATTGATTTTCTCGGCAGCATAGCAGCAAGCCGAAGCTATACAACTAGCGACCCCTACGCCTTTACTAAAAACACTTGGGCGCAGAGCGGTAATAGCGCAATTCAAAATAGCATAGTAAAGGACTTGCCGCAGGTATTTTACGATGGCTTTGATAAATACGAGTTAGGAACTATAATGGTAGGCCCGACTTTTGCAACCTCGGTAAAACCAACAGACTGGGGCAACGGCTGGGAGGCTGGCTATAGTGAAAGCTTTCAGCAGTCGCTAGTAGATCAATGTAGCGCAGTTTATGCTAGCTTTATTGGCGCAATACGCGGAACCTGGCACGATAACGGCGGGCTTACTGCTGTCAAATCTTTGTACTTTGACGGCGGGGCATGGTTATTAAATGGCTGCACATATTCGGCCCAGCTTGAAACTTGGGAGGGCGAATGGCTTAAAATTAGTACAACATACGGCGACGTAATAAGCGAAGGGGAGACAGATAACCCCGTACCCTCTGAGCGCGTCTATGTTCAAAATCAAATAGACAGATTACGCGAGCAGGTAGGTAGAGCCGAGGACATTACAGGCGCTTTGCCCGATCAGCTTATTAACGACTTTCTAGAAGTTAGCGACGGAGCGCCTACCTCAGATCCTGGCGTAGATGGCACCTATACACTCGCTCTAAAATACGACGCTACTGCCGTAGACTTCTCTTGGCAGATGCGCAGGCTTGGCAATAGCTTAAATGTAACGAGCGACGTTACAAGCTTCCCGACTGAGTACGAGATATTTACCTGCGACACTAGCGGCGGTAATATTACAATAGACTTGCCAGCGCCTCCAAGCGTTACCCCAGGCTTGCGCTTTGGCTTTATTAAAACAAGCGCAAACCATACGCTAATACTAGATGCTGGCACAGGTTACTCGATTAACGACACGCAGCTGTTGAGCTGGTCTAGCAAGTGGGAAACTTACTGGGTGCAATCTGACGGTGTGCAGTGGTACATTGTAGCCTCAAATAAGTAAACAACTGTCTTAAATTGTTGCGAGCGTTTCGCTTAAATGCGGTTAATTTTGGGCTATGGCTGACCAGAAAATAACCCAGCTCACCGCGTTAGCAAGTGCGGCAAGTACAGACGTGCTGCCTATTGTTGACGTAGCGAATACGGAAACCAAGAAAATAACAAAGGCCGATCTTTTAAACGGCTTGCAGGCCGAGCTTGTTAGCGGTACTAACATTAAGACAATAAACAGCACGAGCTTGTTAGGCTCTGGGGATATTGCCATATCAGCCAACCCCGCAGGAACGGACGGCCAAATTCAGTTCTCTGACGGGAGTGCTTTTGCTGCGGATTCTAACCTTTATTGGGATAACACCAATAAAAGGTTTGGGGTTGGAACGAATGCGCCAACAAGTAAGTTGCAAATTGTAACGGATGATGCAACAAATCCACAAGCGTTTAGCAATCAAACATCTATTTTGGCTG